TGTTTCTTCCAGCATAACCACCAACACCTATATTATCGTACCCTCCATCTACATCTTGTAAAGCTTGAACCCCTACTGCCACATTAAATGAACCAGTTGTATTGTAGTAAAGTGCTTGATAACCTACAGCTACGCTGTTATTTGCAGTGGTGTTGTTTGCTAATGCGGAGCTACCAACTGCTGTGTTATTAACACCAGTTGTATTATCAAGCAATGCAAAATACCCTACTGCGGTGTTGTCAGATGCGGTATTAGTCTGAAGAGCAGACCGACCTACAGCAGTATTTCTTGCCCCTGTAATGTTGCTAAGTAATGTAGCATAACCAATAGCAGTGTTATCATTTGCTGTAGTGTTGTTAGATAAAGCCAATGCACCAAAAGCTACATTTGATGCACCAGTTGTATTATCATACAAAGCCTGATAACCAACTGTTGTGTTGTATGATGCTGTGGTATTGGAGTAGAGGGCTTCACGACCAAGTGCTGCATTATATGAGCCTGTAGTATTAGAATATAAAGCCGCATAACCTACCGCTGCATTTCTTACTCCTGACGAATTGGATTGCATTGCAGTAGAGCCTAAAGCAGTATTAGTTCCACCAACATTAGAATATAATGAGTTATATCCTACAGCTACATTGTCACCTCCAGTAGCAACAAATCTTAAAGCATTTCTACCAATAGCTGTATTTTGACCACCAGAAGTATTACTTAATAACGCACCAGCACCTACAGCTGTTCCATTGCTTGCAGAAGTGTTTGCTACTAAAGCACTAGAACCTATAGCTACATTAGTAACCCCTGTAGTATTAGCATTTAAAGCACTCGTACCAAACGCTGTGTTACTAGATACGGCATTAGCACCTTTACCTACAGTGAGTCCGTTGATGGTTGCGTCGTTTGTTGTGGTTAGCGTGGCAATTTTAAGAGTAGTTACATAGTCTACAGCTTCGGTAACATTAGTTGCATCGTTGTACACGACCATAGATTGGCCCGCTGGAACAGCAACACCTGTACCTGTAGCATTTTGAATAGTACAAGCATCCGCAAGACCATTATTAACAATATAGAATTTCTCAATAGCGGGTACAGTAAGAACTCTAGCACCACCTGATGTACCAGTTAAATTAAGGCGTAGGTTCCTTGCTGTTTGAGTAGCATTTGAATTAGTCAAGGTAAGAGTAACATCACCACTAGAAAAACTAACGTCTGCTGAGCCTACAATTGCTTCTTCAATCGCAGTGCCTAAATTAGTGTTGGTCGTCGTACCCCATGTACCTGACTGTTCGCCGGTACCTATGAGCTCTATCTTTAAATTTGAATATGTACTTGCCATGATTTATCCTTTTAAATTAGCCTTATTTTAACTTGTTTCCCCTGATAATGGAATACTTGTAACATGAATGGCTATGTGTCTTTTTTCATTCCAAGCTTCTCCACAATCAGAGCATGTGCCTGATGCATATTCTTCTGCATCAACTTCCATACCACAGTTGCTACACTCTAGGTGAGTTTCATATTTATTAATGACAGTGCCATCTTTTAATTGTTTTGCATTGACTATCATGCTGCTATCTCCATCCAGTTAGGTGATTGTTCGTTATCGACATCAGCCCAACCGCTAGTTTGTGAATCGTTAATATCTTGCCAATTAGCTGCTTGATTTGTATCAATCTGACTCCATAACCAAACATTGCCAACGACACCTGTAGCACTTACACCAATTACATAAACATTACCTTTAGCATTAACACTCGCTTCGCCTAATTGACCTGTAGCTTCAACGCCAGTAACATTTACATTAACTCTAAGTATTACTGATACAGTGCCTATATATCCTGTAACGGCAACTCCAGTAACACTAATGTTATTATTAGATTGAGTTGTAGCTGTTCCTAATTCAGTCGTTCCAACTACGCCACTAACTTCAATAATATTATTAGTTACTAAACTTATAGTCCCTAATGCAGTAGTACCTGAAACTCCTGTAGCATTAACAACTTCATTCTCATGTACAATTACAGTACCAAGTTCACCTGTAGCTTCAACTCCAGTCACACTTACATTTGCATCTGCTGTAACCGTAGTAGTACCAAGTGCGGTTGTACCTAAAACACCTGTGACACTTACGTTTGCATCAGCAGTAACAGTTGTAGTACCTAATTGTCCAGTCGCTGTAAGACCAGTCACACTTATAATCTGGTCAGTTTCTACTGAAATAGTACCTAACTCACCTGTGGCTGAAACTCCAGTCACACTTACATTAGCATCTGCGGTGACAGTTACTGTACCTAACTGAGTGGTTCCAGCAACTCCTGTAACACTTATAATCTGGTCAGTTTCTACCGAAACACTACCAAGTGCGGTAGTACCTTCAACGCCTGTAATACTTACATTAGCATCTGCAGTAACAGTTGCAGTACCTAATTGTCCAGTACCTTCAACACCTGTAACACTTACATTAGCCGCTGCAGTAACAGTTGCAGTACCTAATTGTCCTGTGCCAACATTACCTGTCGCATTTACGTTAGCATCGGCGGTAATAGTAGCCGTGCCTAACTGCCCTGTGGCTGAGACCCCTGTAACTACAACAGGAAGCGGTTCACCCCAAGGACCTTCACTCCATTCACCGCGACCCCAGCCCGTAATGCTAGCCATTACAAGCTCCTATTAAGCTATACGAATAATCGCACTAGATGAATCAGCAGTTGGAAATACAATCGTAAAGTCACCAGCGGTAGAAGTTTTATCTCCGCCAAAATCTAATACAGCAACTGAGGTATCACTATTTGTACTATTGTAAATTAATGCGCCTCTTGCAGTAATAGTTGCAGTCGACCAAGTAGTGTCAGAAAAATCTAACCACGCAGTTGTTGAAGTGCTTGTCGGTACTTGTGAAATCGACAACGTATTACCACCTGCTGAGTAACCTGTACCAGATGCTTCATTGGATACTGAGTATGCAGTAGTTGTTGCATCAAGTGTTGCTGATGATGTATACAAAGCTATTTTAAATGTATCTGCTGTATTTACAGTACGTGCTACGTTTGTTGTATTAAAGTTGTGACCGCCACTTAGCAATTCAACTTTAAACGACGTACACATTGCCTGAGTAATTGCCATTTTTATCTCCTAAAATAAAAGTTTTACTAAATCGGAATGTCCTGCATCACGCAGTTTATTCGCTAAAGTTGTGCGGTCAGAAGTTACCGCTTGTTTTAAGGATTGTACTAAAACGTGCCTAATATGCTCCTTAAAAGCTTCTGCTTGTTCCTTGATTAAAGGATTTGCGTCTTTACTTACATACATAATTTTTTGCATTGCAAAATCAGCAAGCTCTTCTGGAGTATGTCCTCGTCCTTGCGTTGTATGTACTTCAAAATTTAAATTACCAAAATCCATAGTTTTCCTTTCTATTGTACTGGGTATCTAGGTTGTCCAGTTCTATAAGCATCGGTTCTATCTTTACCATCACCTAATTGTTTAAGCATTGATAAGGCTTCTGTATAACGTTGACTATAATTTTGTAATACGTCAGCATCTTCTTTCATGTAAGTAGCTGCTTCCAAAAGCGTTCCATATAATAGAGCACTACTAAAATTATTCCCAAGCCAGCTAGTACCAGCAGTAACAATAGAAGTGGGATAATAAAAATAATGCAGCTCGACAGTATAATCAGCATCTGGCGTAGGACCGAGAATAAACGAGTTGTCATCAAAAACTGCATAGTATTGTGGTTGCCCATAAAAAGCCGCATCAGTATCAGGAAACGACTCCCTTATAAAGTTAACATCTTTGTTCAAAAGATAAGTATATTCATTGTTCGCATTAATCACTGCTAAACTATATGTTGCTAACCAATCAGACGGCGAAGTTAAATATTTATTACCTGTTGTCGTTGTACCTGTTTGGTTTCGTCGCAAATCAGGAATTTGCACTGTATTATAAATGCGTTCTTCCGCTTGTTTAATAAACGTGTCAATGTCAGTTGTACTAAACTGATTCTCAGTGTAACTTTGTACTTCAGCTACAAGCTGTGAATATGTTAATGAGGCCATTGTTTATCCTTATGCCATAGGGCCACGAGCTTTTGTACCTTTTGTTGCTGCACCATTACCGCGAGTAACAACACCTTCTGTCTTTACATCCGTTTCAGGATAGCCAGCTGTGTTTGGTACAGGAACCATTTCTGGTTGCTTGTAGCTCGGTTTACAATTTTTACTATCTTTGTTCATAATTATACTCCTAAGTGGTTGATACTGTAACAGTTCCTACCTGTCCTTGTCCTTCTAAATCGTCTTCTAGCCCTTCTAATTTTAATGGATTATTAAGTCCTACTGGGTCCCAGCCCCATTGTATATCTCTACTACTATATGTTCCTGATTCTCCAAAACTTAAGTCAGGTCTTGGGTCTCGTACTGCCTGCGGGTCATCAACAGGATACATACCTTGCATATTTTGTGGGTGGTCTGGTTCCCAACATTCTTTACAGACTTTTATTTCTGTATTAGTTGTTTTAATTGTGAGTCGTTTTAAATCTTTTAATTTATACTGAAACCCACATCTATCACAATCTGCGATTGAATGTTTGCCAGAGGTATATCGTCTACCCATGCTTAATTCCTATATATGCTGATACCTAGGAGCAATTCTCAAATCAGCTTTTTCTCTATCTTCAGTAGATGCTAATTGCCACTGTTCTTCATATTCTTGTTTTAAAAACTGAGTTCTATCTCCAGCACCAGGAATCTTTAAACTTAAATAATACGCTAATCCCGCAACTAAACAAGGTAAAAATCTAAACGGTATTTCTTGTGTATTAACACCTGTACCTGCATCATCTAATCTTTTTAATTTCCAATATACAAATGTATAAGGAGTAACACTATCAGGTTTAGGCCATACATTAATAGTAGGTTGAGTTGCTTGTCTATTTATCCAGACTTGTATAGGTCTTCCTGTTGAATTTTTATTAGGAATTACCCCCCATGTAGGAGCAGATATTCTTGTAATGTTAATATCTTGTTGATTAGTACCTGTACCTGTTCTAATTACTTGTTCAATTAAATCAATAGTATCTGTAGGCAAATTATAAGTTTGAGTACCTGCCACTAAACTGATTGAGCCTTCTTCAATTGTCCAAAGATTAACACCTCTATTTGCCCACTCTGCTGTAAGCAAATTTAAACTACGTCTTGCAGTTCTTAAGTCATATCCAGTTCTAAGTTCAGCACCACATCTTTCAAATGCTTCTTCTACGAGCTCATTTAAATCTGGATTAAATGTTGTTGTTCCTGAAGTTGCCATATTATTGTCCTAATTTTATACAACCAGCATGATTCATGCAGGGCCAGTCTGTATACATTCTTCCACCACATGAATCACCTGTTATGTATATAGGTTCGTTTTTTAAAAAAACGTTTGCTCTTGTTTCTACAGCATACCAAAGCATTGCTGTAATAAAAACAATAATTAAATAAGTTATAAAATCTTTCTTGTTCATTGAAACTATTTAATTAGTGCCACCAGCT